CTACACCGTGACCTTCGTTGACACCTCTTACCACTACGACATTTCCTACGATGGTACTGTCTCTGTCACTGCCTATTATGATGGCGATACGGGGTACGGTTGGGCTTACTATGTCGATGCCTCCGGCATTGCGGGATTGGGCTCCGAGTTGGGCTATGCCTGTACCATAAAAGGATATAATCAGTACATGAGGGGCAGAAAGGGAAGTTATGACTATTTCGATAGTTACTACGAAGCTGACCTTTACAATAATCAGGGGAAGATAAAGTAACTAAAGAATAGATGAAAAGAAGACGAATAAAGCCCCAATCTGCCAGAATAGATTGGGGCTTTACATTTCCTCAATGTAATGAACCAGATGTTAACTTAGAATTCTGCGTTTTTCGATTATTACTACTTGAAATGTTGCATGCAAGGACTGAGTTAGAAAATCAACAGTTCAGGAAGAAGTTAAACTTATTAAATATTCGGAGAATTCGGGGGCTGGTATAATTAAATTCTGTAGTTAGGTTTACTGTCCTTGGAACTCCAGGAGAACTATAATTTCTGCATCCAATTCGATCTGGCAACGGGCTGGCCGGGAGGTGTATCTTTTATCTCGGCATCCGGATCGTAAAAACTCTCCGGATCGACGGTATTTTTCGCGATAAACTCCTGGAGCGATCTCTCGGATATCCGGACCGCACGGCCGCCGATCTTGATGCTGACCAGAGCGCCCTCCCGGATGAGCGCGTAGATATGCTGCTCCGTACAGCTCAGCGTCTCGGCTACGGATTGGATGGTGATATAGCGGTCTTTGGTGTTATCCATTCGTGAATCTTCTTTATCTAGGCGTCATCCATTTCGAACGGGCGACCTGAGGCGTTGGGGAGGGCTGCCCGCTGTCCTTCGCCTTTTCCTGTTTCAAATATTCCGCCAGCATCTGGAGTGACGGCAACCATTCCCTGTCGGCGCAGGCGGCGGCCCCGACCTCACAATCGAGATAATGGTTATCCCGATGGATCTGCTTCCAGTAAGGTTTTCCCTTACGGTCCTTGCGGAATTCCTCAGCTAGGAGCTGTTTTGCGTAGTCGCTGCCTGTCTCCGCATGAAGGAAAAACCTCTGGGACTCTTCCTCATTGCGCTCCATGCGCCAGTGGATGAGGCTTTTATACTGGGCCGTATCCAAAAGCCGGATCTCCAGGCCGCCCGGTATCAGTTTCTTGCTCCTCGGAAAGGTGTCAATCACAGTGATTTTCATCCGCTTGAGATCAAAGCCCCTTATATGCGTTGCGCCTTTTGTCCCGAAAACTATGCGGGGGCGATTCAAAAGCCTCTGCCTCTCATTCTGCTGCCGCAGCCATTCATAGATTTCCTCGGTGCGCGTCCATTCGCCGCTGTCCGTCTCGCCGCCGCCCGTATCGATGCCGGCCCGCCAGATACCCATCGTTTTCTCGGAACCCATTACAGGATATTTTGTATCGTAGATGAGGGTTTCCACATCGGTGAATGCAGTCAGATATCCATATTGAACGAGGTGGCTGTTAAGGTTTGTCGCCCACGCACGGACTATAAACCAAAAGCCTTCCTTCTGGACATCTACAAAAGACGTCAGGGCGATTGACCAATCGGGAACCATGCCAGGGGGTATATCTGTTTTGTGTTCAAGGACGCTGCTTTCCTTTTTGGGAATGATTGTTTCTTTCCATGCCTCCGCCTTATCCTGGGTAATGAAAACCATCAGTTTTTTCGGATCTTCCTGTCCGCGCAGAAAGCGGGCGGCGATTTTGGACAGTGAAACGAACGGCGAATACCAGGAAGGCAAATGGAACGCCACAACTTCAGGCCTGTCAACGTCGCGATCCGGCATCCATCCATAGAAAGAAGCCGGATTCCGGAGCCCCTCACAGACGGCCTTATTCCGCGAGAAATTATCCCAATGCATTCCGCAGGCGGCACATTGATAATGGGCAAGCCTCATCCTCTGAATCTCGCGGGGATCCCGCTTGTCTTTCGGCCAGGTAATGTTGTCAAATTCCATTTTTTGAAATTCGCCGCATATGGGGCACCGTGCTGTATAATGATAGACGATGTCCGCTTCAGTCTCGATATCGGCAGTGATTCCCGTTTCAAGATTCGGTGTCGAGATTATTAGTATTTTCGACGTATGCGGAAACGCAGTAGTCCTGATCTCGCTCAGTTCCCTCGAATCAGCTTCCTTGCCGGAAAAATCGGGGAATTTGTCCCGCTCATCGAGGATGAGGATCGGAACGGAAACTTCGCTGATTTCCGCTGCCGATGTTGCCCATGCCATTAATAAATCAGCCCCGTTCGTAAATTTGATATTCAGTGTTGTCGTATCGTCTTTCCAGGGGCTGAGAATCGCGGCAAGGGCTGGGGATTGGCGGAAAAAGGGGATGATGCGGCGCTTGCTCACTCTCTTTGTAACTTTTTCGTCCGGCCCGACATACATGACCGACATGGCCAGGTGCTCAATGCCGTAGCCCATGCAGTTGAAGGCGATGCGCGTTTTTGACGTCTGCGGCGCCCAGCAAAGCAGAATTTTCCGGACATAGGGGAGGTTGAAGCAGTTCATGGGGCCTATAGAATAGGGTGTGACATCATTCCGCCACGGCCCCCGCATGGGCCCGTCTGTAATGATCACTTTTTTTTCGGACCATTCCGAAACGGTGAGTTTTTCCTTGCGCTTGAATATGCTGCGCTCACCGGGGGTGAAGACAAATTCCTCCGGATCAGAAGGTGGCATGACCGGGGGGAGGGAAGGGGGGTGCAAGGAAGCGGTATTCATGTAGACCGCCTCCATTTCCACAACCCATGAACGGCGAGGCAGAAGTATGTCAGAAAAAGCCCCGCCTGGACATACAGGCCCGCGGCATAGTCCACGATCATCCAGCCGCAATTCGAGATCAGCCATAAATAGAAGCACTCCCGCCTACGGTGATTGTTGAGAATCACCCCGGCGATGCCGAGGATATAGAGAATGATGTGGAGGGGATGCAGCATATTAAAACAGCCTCGGATTTTGCTCTTCATAGGCTTTCTGGGCCGCCCGCTTTTCTTGTGCTTTCGACATGCCTGTGGCACAATGCTCCGTACAGACGCCGACTCGTCGATCATCGACGCGGTGCATTGTCATGCGCTTGCATGTAGGACAATATTTTGTAACCCTAACCGTGTTCCGTTGATAATGTTGCATCATTCTTCCTCATCTTCACCGATATCATCGTTCATTACCGTTGCTGTCGGCGGCGGTACCGTGAATTTCTGCTCGCTGGCGTAGCGGTCCAGCCATCCCTCAAGATGGTCAAGCATATAGTCGATCAGTTCCGGTGTTTTTGCCGCGTCACCGGAGACCAGACTGATGATTCCCGGTGCCTGCGACCGGCAAAAATTCTCCCCATCCGACCGGAATACCGCCGCCCGCCTTGCCAGTTCCCGTTCAAAAGTATCCTTTTCGACATATAAACCCCGCGCAATTGCTGTCTTGATCTGCCAGTGTTCCGCCTGGGCCTTCAACTTATCAGCCTCCGCCCGGGCTTTTTCCTGCTGGATCGCGTCAAGGGAATCCGCCTTAACACCGTCAATGCGCTTCAGATCAAAAGTAATTGCATACTTTTCAATATCGGCAATCCGGAAAGCGCCGTTTTTCTGTGTTTTGATCTTGCCGTCTTTATGATCTTGATAGGCTTTCGATTTCCCGATCTTCCAGCCCCGGCTTTTAAGATATTTAACGACGGCCAGGAGATTCGGAAGCGTGTCGCCGCTCTCTTCAAAGTGTTCTGCCCATAATGTATCGATGAATGCATCGAGGGCGCCCTCCGCGGATTTCCAGTCCTTCAGCTTTGATGATGTTGAATCGGCTTTATATTCACGAATGCAGTTGATTACAGCATTATGCAATACCTTGAGCTTTATCTGATCTTCCGGAGCGGCAATCTCCAGGAGTTTTTTCAGCTTGTTTTGATCCATGTTTTTGTTCGGCAATGCCCGGACGATCATTGCGGCACGCTGACTGATATCCGCCGTGTCCCATTCATGGCCCGGAATGCCCGGTTGTTGCTTCACCATTTACATGAGTCCCTTTTTCTGATAGGTAGCTCATGCGGATGGTAGCGCTCTGCGCCCTGTGTGGGTGGACTCACAGGTTCTTTTGGGAGCTGCAACTCCCTAAGAATACTGTCCGCTCTCCTTTAAATTTCCAGGATCATCTCTTCGAGGGAATGATCCACTTCTGATTTTTCCACATACACGCTGATCGAATCGCCGGTGGTATACGGGTGCTTGTAATACAGGCCGAGCGCCATGGGGACCGTCATGTATCCCAGGCGGGCCAGCGTGACCCGGAAATGATTCATCGTTATGCCCGTCCTCATGATGTCATCAACCAAGAGAAAACATTTTCCGGCGATCGGCTCCAACTCATATGAAAAATAGTAATGATCCGATAATGACTGGCGGTGATTATATTTTCTTGTTTCAACCGCCTTTGTGCGCCTTATCGGCGTGCCGAAAAGACGCTGGAGGCTGTTCGGCTGCGTGTCGGGATCGCTGGGCGGTATGGGAATGATGCCGTCACACTTGAAATGCAGTGCCGCTGACTCGAGGATTACCCTGAAATCTTCTGCGTTTTTGAAATGCTTCTTGAATCCGTATATCCAGGCCGTCGATTTTGCCGCTTCGCCGTCTTTCGGCTCCTGGCGCAATGCGCTGAACGCAGGAATATATGGTTTCAGTGCATAATGCCCGCTCCATCTTAAAAACTGGATATGATGCTTCAAATATAATGTACTTCGCATATCAAACCCCCCGGATGGGAACGCTCACCATCCCATTGAGCAGATCTTTCATTTTTCTCGGATTCTCCGGATATTTGATTATATGGCTGCCCCATTTGCTCATGATGCGGCGATTGTATTCCTTCTCAACTTCCATTGTCCGCATGGATACGATCCCGCCCTTGTTGTCCCCATGGTCGCAGTCATAGGCGAATTTGTTCAGGCGCAGGATTTTCTGGTATTTGTTCAGGACCTGCAGGCTGAAATCGTAATCGTCCTTTGTTCCCATGCGCTCATCACACAGAAGGTCGTGATCAAGGTGTCCCTGGAACGGTCCGAGAACGACCTGAGTTAAAGAAAATGGCTTGTACTGCTGGTAGTTTCTTCCATCCGTGTTGACGTTGATGCCCCATAAGACGCAGCCCCATTGGTGGGCGAGGTTGAAACCGCTGATGATGGCATCAAGGGCCTCATGGGGTGTGAGCTTGATGTGCTGCATGAGTTTTTCGCATGCACCCTTTTCGCTGTGTATTAGGCATTTGACGTCGTCATCGATCATGAGGAGCGGCCTTGGGATATTTTGCAGAATCCAGTTGCGCTTGCGGGCGATGTTGCCGTCTGCGTTATCCGGGATTATGATCATCCGGCCCGGCGGCAGCACTTGGGCGTAATCATCGGCCTGGCTTTCCGGAAGGACATACTTTGCCGTCATGAAATAGTCCTTTCCGGGGAGGCTGTGCGCCCGCTTATATGTGGGGATGGCAATGTTCAATCCATGATCTTCGGCAACCATTCAGATCCTCGTATCACCCGGCCGATTCCCCGGGGCTGTCCTTTTCTCTCGATCAGGTCCTTGACGGTTTTCAATTTGAATTTTTCTTTTGCAACTTCCCAGTCAAGGGGATTGTCAAAATACAGAACGATGTAATTGTGCTCCAGGAGAAGCTCCTCTGAAAATTCTACTTCGGGCCTTTCGTCTTGATGCTCCTCAAATAATCGGAGGATCTCTTTTTCATCAAATCCGGTAGCGGCAAGGGCGCTGATATCAATGTCCTCGTCGATGAACTTGAGAAGCTCTCTGAGGTTTATGTCATGCCAGTCGGTCCATTCGTTGCTTTTATTGTCTGATATCGCCCGTGCAATGGCTTGTTTGCGGTCGCCGTGGTAAATGATGCAGGGGAATTCATTCATGCCCAGTTGAATGCCGGCATCAAACCGGTAGTTTCCGCAGAGGATCATATATGTGCCGTCATCTTCTTGATACACTTGAAGGGGGTTTTGAAAACCGTGTTCCTGGATTAGGGCTTTGAGTTTCGCGATAGCATCCCTGTCCTTTTTCTTCCTGGGATTATGCTCCAGGCGATGCAGGTTCTCGGCCTCGATGTAAATCAGCTCAAGTTTGTCATTCATAGCGATTCGCGATCTCCATGACTTTGAATTTTTGCCGCCATAGTCGGACTGTTTCCGGGCTGATGTCGAGCTTTTCTGCAATGAATTGATTTTTGAAACCTGCGCCGAGAAAGAACATCATCAAAAACATTTCCCTGAATGGCATATGGCAGTGAGCGAAAAACGTTTCTGTGAGTGCGGTGAAATGTTTTTTGCAGCGTGGCCGATCCTGACACGTAAGTCTTTCCCCAGACCAAAAATGCTGCAACCTTTTCGCATCAAGTATTATGGCGCCGCAGCCTGGGCAATAAGCATTATCGCCGTGTAAACCATGTAAAATCCAAAAACGGCACATACCTTCATCCAAAAAAGTAGCATCGAATGATTTCAATACAGTATCAGGGGTGATGTGGTAGCGTCCCGATAGTGATTGAGGTTTTGTAGTATTTTTAGTATGTTCCATTCTTCCATCCGGTTTTTTATTTCAAATGCTGTGATCCATCGAGGTTTGAATTACCCGTATCGCATGAGGCCTCTGGAAGGACCCGCTCTTTATGTTTTGTTGGTATGTCGATCAGGTTCTTGTCGATTAGGTAGTTGAGATCATCTTTGGCATCGATCAACAGGGTGAATACATTTCTTAATATCTGTCCGCGATGACCGTTTAATTCTTCCTTTGTCATGTCTGGATCAGGGCGCAAGGCGAACTCACCATTTCTTTGATAGAGACTAATCCCTTGATCTTTATGCTTTTTCAGATACTCTGATAAGCGGATGATCGGGGCGCTGTCCTTCCATGATTGAATTGTTTCCTCCACTTTGGGCGGCACCTGCAGCGCTGATCCTGATTGGTCCGCTCCACTTTGGGGCGTGATTTTAGGTTTCGCCTCCACTTTTTGCTCAACGTAATTGTATTTGTTAAAATCCATGGGTAAAAACCTCAATCAGTCCAACATAGTCCAGGTTGGTCCAGGTAGGGAGTCCAAGTCAAAACCGCATAAACAGTGGCGCCGTCCAACTAGTCCAGGTTATTTTGAATTACTAAAAAGAGCTTCATATATGATTTTGTAAACACGCGCGCGTGTGCGCGCCCGTGCGAAGAATAAAAACAACCTGGACTAGTTGGACTACCTGGACGGAGCTAATAAAATCAAGGGTTCCACCGTCCAGGTAGATTTTTTCACTTGGACCAACCTGGACCAAAATCGCTCGGTATTATCAATTTTGGCCGTGTTATATAAAGGGGGTACGGGGGAAGATGCGAAAAAAGAAATCATGAGCTAAGACACCCCCTCAATTCCCAGGTTGGGATCATTTTCCTTTTTCTTTTCAATTTCCGTTTTCAAGCGAATATTTTCCACAAAGCGCTGCCGCTTCGGGTTGTTCTTGCTGGGGCGGTAGATTCTCAGGGCCTTCTTGGCCGACATAACATCCCGCCAAAAGTTTTCCAACCCGAGGCGAGAATAGCCGTTCTTGCTACAGTATTTTGAGTAGCTGTCGAACAGGGCTTCTTTCGATACCTCAAAGTCTTTGCCTTCACCTTCGATACACTCATCTTCCAGGAAGCACATCAGGGGATTATTTGAGCGCCTGTATCCAAGTAGCAGCTCGCGCGTCTCGTCGCTTTCGGTAAAATAACCGTTCTTGAGGAGACGCTTGAGACCGCAATATGCCCAGTAAAATATCTCGGAGAGCTCTGCCTTGAACTTTTTGACAATGTGCGGATCTCTGTCCGGGTCCGATTCCAGGAACTGCCGTTTGAATTCTATAGGCAGGATCTTGCGAAAATAACCATCCGAATTATCCTTGACACGCGGGAACGTATTGCCGGCGAAGACCTGCTTGCAGTACGGGATAAAATCAAAAAAATCTTTCCCTTTGAACGACGCATTTATTTTGTCGCCGCTGGCAATCTTTTTAAAATACTCCGTCTCGATATAGTTGCCACGAGACTCGCCCGATATGTTCACCATCTTGTTATGGATGTGCGAGCGCTGAAAGTGGTCATCCAGTCCCTCCAGGCTGACCGCGGAACAATTCTCGGGGCCGATCAGCTCGTTGAGCATCATCATATAGCGGGACTTGCCGTCCGCTCCCGGACCAATCATAAAGAGGCATTTCTCATAATCGGCATTTCTGAGAAAACAATACCCCGTGAATTCCTGGAGCTGCTGGATGACTTCGGGTGTTTTGATATTGGTTCTAAGAAATCCCTCGAACACGTCACAGCGCTTCTGTGACTCGGGATTGAATTCAACAGGCAGGACGTGCGTGAAATAGAACGAGCGGTCGTGAGGCCGCATTTCGTCAGCGTAAATATTCAACATGCCGTTTTGCAGATTAAGCCAATCTACCTGGTCATTGACTTTGCGATTATGCGGCAGAAGTGAAAGCATTTTTATCTGAAAGACCGTATCCTGGACGCGGTCACTCTGCGACTCGTTGCCCAGATATTTGATGGCACGCGTCCGCAGATGATCCTCGCTGTATAGCTCCCAATATTTACCGTTCCATCGATACATGAAGCCGCTGCCGTCGTCGCGCAAGAGGGGCGTCTCGGACATAATCTTTTCCGCAAGCAAGCGGGGCCGGAAAGAAAAGCGGTTGTTGATCCCATAGCTGCAAAATTGTTTGACGTCATGGGATGGATCAGGATCGGTGGGGGCGGGGGGTGGACCGTTTTCTTTCGGGCGATTTAATTCGGCGAGCTCGGTCTTCGACAAATATTTCTTGGCGAATTCAACCAAATCCGCCATGCTCGATATCTTAGTCGCCGCCTCGACCAAATCGTAAAAGTCTTCGAGCGAGCGCTTGTGAGAGACGAAGAAATCAGTTAAGTCCTGTCCGTGAGACTTTGGAACATCCCCGGATTTTTCGACGCCCATGAACAATGGCCATTGGATCATACGGATGCGTTTCGCCGTCCCCAAGAGAGCCCGCGCCGCCCAAATCGCATATTTCTGGCCGGGCCGATCGGCGTCGTAGGCGATGACTACGTCCTCGCCCTTAAATACGGCTATATGGTCCGTCGGCCAGTTCTTTAACTTAGAGGTCTGCGTGATGGCAGAGAGACCCATTGAAAGGGCACATGCAAGGTCCGTCTCTCCTTCGGATAACACGACGAAGGATGGAGACGAGCCTTTGCTCGCGGCAAAAGAAGAAGTCTCATCCTGAGGCATCCTGGGGGGCCGCTCTTTTTCGGCTTCCTCCAATATCAGGGGCTTTGCCGGAACGAGCCTCGATGATCCCGTCGAGCGGGCAAACGAGATCATCTTGTATTGTTTTGCGCCCTGGTGGTAGAGACGTATATTGACGAGATTTCCCTGGGAGTCCCGGACGGGGATGGCGACCTTTTCCACCCTCTTGAGCTTGACGAGGTCGCCGGTTTTTTTCATGCGGTATGTTTCAAGACGGAGATCGAGGATCTCAATACACTTCCTAGACCATCCGCGCGTTCTCTGGAGCCGTTCAATCCATGCATCAGGCAAGGCGGAAAAATTCTCCCAAGCACGGCGCATCTGCTCCATTACCAGTTGCGGGTCTATTTCCGGCTCAGGCCCGCTGCCTCCCTCACCCTCCCGCGCCGGCGCCCCCTTTCTTTCCCTTCCCATAAGGGGAAGGCCGAATTTCTCACAGAACGCCTTGAAACCTTCCGTTTGGCTTAACCCGTTAACCTCAATCCAGAGCTTGATAATGTCGCCACCGGCGCCGCAGGAAAAACAGTTATATTGGTCTTTCTGAAAATTATAAGAAAACGAAGGGTTTGATTCTTGGTGGATGGGGCAGAGGCCGTGAAGCTCGCCTTTTCGTTCCTCCGTTGACGTGACGGTAAAGAGGTCCTTAGCGATATCCTTCCGCTCGATCTCAGAAAGGTGTTTCTTCGCTATACCCATGTTATTTGGCAGTCCTCAGTGCTTCGCGCAGGGCTATGCTGAAATTTTCTTTAAACTTGGATCGCGCTATTGTCTTGGCGATATCATAGAAGGGAAAGCGTTGCCTATATGATGGTTTGCGGACAAACATGAATATGGGTTTGATACTGCTTCCCCATGCGAAGCCTGTGCGCTTGTAGATACCTGCAGGCAGGTGGATCGTTTTCAATGGCCCTTGCTCACTTTTGGGCCAACTTCTCAATAATTCTCTTCCCTCTTCGGTTCCCTTTCCATAGGATACAAAGTATTCATAGCCTCGTATTCCTTTCTTCGCATTACCCATCTTGAGCTTTTGTTTTTTCTTGTCCGTTATATTTGCGGTATGTCCAACATTGGTAAAGGCTCGGAAATATGAAACGATCTGGATTATGAAGCTCTTACTTATATTGCCATATGCATCAAGGGGACACGCGGCTCCGGGCGTAATATACATTCCCCTTGGAAGTACTCCGGCCTTATTTAATAGATATTCAAAGCGTTTCATTTGGCGTTCACCGCCATGGATTTGCGGAGGAAGAAAAGGAAGCGTGGTAGATCGATTACTTGATGTATCTTTAAAATATACCATTGATTCAAGGCTTTGTTTTGTCGCTGGTTTGATATAAAGGCTATTTAGTGCCCACGGCGTAGGCCGGTCAAATACCTTCTGCATCTCAGCGTATTCGGCGGTCTTGATTTCCTGCGCTGTCCGGGTCAATGCCACGGCTGCGGCATACATGGTTTGTTTATCCCGTATGCCCTCAAGTTTTTTCTTGAGGACTTCTATGCCTTCAACCTTTATTGTCATGTTCATGAGTACAACCTCCACGATTATGCTCAAATTACATCTACTTATCACTATTGAATTAATGAATTTTGATTGTGTTAGATCGCGCGTGGTTACTTTTTTGGTGTGTAATCTAGTGATATCGGAGCGGAATAAATTACTACGAATTCTTCGTAATCAGTAGGTCGCCAGTTCGATTCTGGCCATCGGCTCCATAAAATAAAGGAGGTTACAGATTTTATACTGTAACCCCTTTTTCAATTTGCTACCATATTGCTACCCTTGATAAGCATTTGTAGTTATCTCGGAAGATCTTTATCGTCCTCTCTAATCAGTTATCGGCTATCTACAAAGTGGCAACTTGAGAGAGCTCGAAAATTATTAATTACCAATAGACAATAATTCTTGTCATTCATCATATTCTGGATACATTTTTTTATAATGTTCTGGATACAAAGTTTTTGCACATTCCGGGCATATACGGTGGCTGAACTCAGCCTCTGAATGTCGCTTTATATAAGATTCAATTTGATTCCAGTAACCCCTATCATCGCGGATTTTTTTACAGGAACTACAAATAGGAAGCATTCCACTTAGAGTCTTAATTTTAGAGAGCGCATCCCTGAGTTCAATGATAAGCTTCTCCCGCTCTTCCTCAGCTTGCTTGCGCTCGGTGATGTCACGGGATACTTGTAGTATCCCTATTGGCTTGCCGTTCATGTCACGCAAATAGGACATGGTGACCTCTACCCAGACAAGGGACCCATTCTTTTTATATTCTTCCAACTCCAGGATGCGGATTCTATCGGGATTAGCAGTCCCGGTTGCTTCCAATACCATCTCTTCTGCGAAGACAGCAAGAGCATATTGCATTGATTCTGGAGTTAAAACCTGATCAAGGGTGTGTTTTACGGCTTCTTCAGCGGTAAATCCACGGGTTCGGGAAACAGACGGGCTAACATAGGTAAAGCGCAGGTTCATATCTACGATGCTTATAACATCAACGGTGTTTTCCGCTATAAAGCGGTATTTTTCTTCACTCTCCCGAAGTGCCTCCTCCGCCCGCTTGCGCTCAGTGGTATTTCGTATTATGCCGCGAAAGCCTATTGGTTGACCGGATATATTTCTTATTAGAGATACAGATGATTCAACATATCGTTTTTCCCCATCTTTCCTGATAATTTCATAATCTACGCCTTTCGCGGGTTCCCCTGTTCTGAAGACTTTATTGTATGCTTGATACAATATTTGACTGTTCTCCTTATCGGTATATTGACGGTAATTCACACCCATCATTTCAGCGCGGGAATATCCATTCAGTTTGCAAAGCGAGTCGTTAAAAAAGGTCAAGTTGCCGGCAATATCAACCTCGAAGTAGCAATCCTCGATGTTTTCAAGAATCGTGCGATATCGTTCCTCGCTCTCCCGCAGCGCCTCCTCCGCCTGCTTCCGTTCTGTAATGTCTTTAGACACGATGGTTACGGCAGCTATTAATTTTCCTCCTTGATCCATAGCAGGACTGAACGTCCTGAGAAAGAAGCATTTATCCCTTTCACTGAGATGTTCCATCTGGATAGCTTTGCCGGTTTTAAATACCTCCTCAACGGTCTTTGCAAACTTTTGTGAATTTTCCTCGGAGTAGAAGTCATGGTATCTTCTTCCGATGATCTGCTTCAATGGCACGCCAAACCTCCGCCGACACTGTTCATTCATGAGCAGATATCTGCAATCCTTGTCCACAAGATACATTGAATCTACGGATGATGCTAATGAACGGTATCTCTCCTCGGAAGCTTGCAGCGCCTCCTCTGCCCGCTGGAGGGCTAATGCCGATTGTTCCAGTTCCTTGATTCTCTGTTTTAAGACGGATATCTCTTCTATCAGTTCCGCATTTTTCCTGGATGGATCTTTCATGTGATGCTCCCCTGAAGCGAATAACTGTATAGTCTTAGAAGGAAGACGGGTAGTATTTGCTGAGTGTTGTATAAATACCTACGAGGACTATCGAACAATCATTGAGATGTCAAATGGAAACTATGCCATCGGATACTGTTTGCTATTTGAAATCATCAACTTTTCCGGACTCTACATGATTATGGATTTCAATGAAGGAAGAGATAAAAAAGGACAACATTTGTTACATCTACAAGTCCTTAAACAAATATTTTCTATTAATTAAGGAATATTGGTTGATACGAGACTGTTACTTTCGGATTTCTTTACATTTCGAAACTATCATTTGTTTTATTGGTAAATATTTTTAACACCAAACTCTTTCATGCAATGATCATTGATTCTGTTGCCACACTGCTTTTATTCTTTGGCGCAATGAACTTTATAAGAGGTCGTTATTTCAGAATCATGAATAATCCCAGAAGGCACATGAAGATCAAGAGGATGCTCCGGTATGTTTCTTCCTTCATTCGTCCGTAGAGCAGTGAACCGACCCAAGTCCCACCGAGCAACAGGGGAAGAGCCGCAAGGAAATACCACAAAACCATCTCAGTAACCAATCCTCCTATAGCCTGGGAAATGACGACCACAATGCCGGAGATAACAAAGAATCCCTGAAGGGTAACTTTTATCTGATCCTTGTTCCAGGGTTGGAGCGAAGTATAGACGATAACAGGAGGACCGGCGGCACTGATAGCGCCACCAAGGCATCCGGCAATGAAGCCGCAAAAATAGGCCCATGCCGTTCCCGTAACCCGGGTGGCAGGTTTCAAAAGGAGACTATAGAGGGCGTATGCGACAAGGACTATGCCAACTATCCACTGGATCAATTGAGCATCAGTACGATTTAAAAACCACACTCCCACAGGTGCACCTGGTATAGAACCCAGGCAGAGGGGATAGACCTTTTTCCATTCCCAGTGTTGCCGTAGTTGTACCAGGAGAAATATAGTCAACGCCACTCCAAAAAGAGCTACTATGGGAATGGCAGTTTTTACCTCCAAAAATAGAGCCAAGAGCGGCAGTGAAAGGAGAACTGAACCAAACCCGGAAAGCCCCTGAATGAAACCAGCGCAAAAGGCGATGAAACCGAGGAAGATATAGATTTCCATTAATAATTTCCATAAGGATTGAAGCTTTTCCTGCGATAATCTGCGGGGAGCATCAGTGCAGGCTATCTTTCGTACAATAAATTTGAATCATTGTCATTAACTATGAAAAATAAAACTTTCCACTATTTTCATTCGAAAGCTTCAACGAAAAGAAATATCATGGGTATATGACTTACAGGAAGTAGTCAATTGTTTACTATTTTTACCATCTAGGGGTGAGGAGCATATACCCCTAGATGGCAATTTACTGAAGATCTACAGAAATTAATCTAGAATACAGACATACTTTACTTTACCATTTAAGAGATTTAATCCTTCTTGGTTTTGTACGAAAGTATATTTCTGTCTCCCAAATCGTAATGCCTTTTTGTATGAAGGCATATAAATATCGA